AAGAGGTCGGTGAAAATTTATCTTGCTAATTCCATTTTATCTCACCGACCTCCAAAACACAAGGGAGGTAATCACTGATGAATCTTGATCGATTTGCTTACGGGTTGCGCGATCCACAATCATATCCAACAGTCGGTGAGTGCCGTCACTGCGGTGCTGAACTATATAAGGGATGTGAAGCAATTCAATTTGAAGGTGATTTGTTCTGTGACACCGTCTGCTTGGGTGAGCATCTTATCGAAACTACTGATTTTGACGAGGTGATCCTATGAAGCCGATCATCCTAGCAGAGACGGCGAACATGGATCATCTTGAATGGTTGCGGTTACGTCAGAAAGGCATCGGCGGCTCGGATGCGGCCGCCATTGCCGGCCTTAACAAATATAAAAGTCCGATCCAGGTGTATTACGAAAAAGTGGAAGGTGTGAAGGAATCGGTGCCGAGTGAAGCAGCCTACTGGGGGACGATCCTGGAGGATATCGTCGCACAGGAATTCAGCCGGCGAACAGGCCTGAAAGTCCGTCGTCGGAACGCGATCTTGCGACATCCCGAATATCCGTTCATGATTGCCAATATCGATCGGCTCGTTGTTGGCGAAGATGCCGGATTGGAATGCAAAACGGCGAGCGAATACCTCAAGGACGAATGGGTGGAAGGCGAAAAGATTCCGGATCAATATTTCATCCAATGCCAACACTATATGGCCGTCACGGGGCGCTCGAGGTGGTACATCGCGGTCTTAATTGGAGGCAATAAGTTTCGCTGGGATGTCATTGAAAGGGATGAGGACATCATCCGATATCTCATCGAGATTGAGTCAGAATTTTGGCAGCGCGTCATAGAAAAACGGCCTCCGGAAGTGGACGGAAGCGAAGCAAGCACAAATCTATTGAACCTCTTGTATCCGGTGGAGTCTGTCGTGGATGACGAAGCCGAACTGCCTAGAGAAGTGGAGGCGCTCATCGCAGAATTAGAGGCAGTGAACGCGGAGATCAAGCAGAAGAGCGAGAGAAAGGCGGAGATTGAGAACAAAATCAAAGCTCTGTTGGGGGAACGTGAGCGTGGCCGTACGAGTGAATACGTTGTGAAATGGTCGGTCGTGAATTCGAACCAGTTCGATTCCAAGAGGTTTGCAAAAGAACACCCGGATTTGTATCAGCAATACATCCAAACGTCGACGTATCGACGTTTCAGCATCTCTAAAAACAAATCGAGAAAGGCGGTATCACAATGACTCAAGCGGAGAAACTGAAAAACCAATTGGCAGCGAAAGCGAACGGAAACGGCCAGGCGGCCAAGAAGCAGGACGGCGGCAAAGTCACCGTCGCCGATCTCCTGCAAAAGATGAAGCCGGAACTCGAACGGGCGTTGCCGAAGCATCTTGATGCCGATCGGTTGATTCGCATCGCCATGACGGAAATGCGCCGAAATCCTGAACTGCTGTCATGCGAAATCAAGAGCCTGCTCGGCGCGATCATGCAGGCGGCTCAATTGGGCCTTGAGCCGGGCTTGCTCGGACATTGCTACCTCATCCCATTCAAAAATCGGAAAAACGGAACAAAAGAAGTGCAATTCGTGATCGGCTATAAAGGGCTGATCGACTTAGTTCGCCGATCCGGCGAGGTTGAAACGATTAAAGCCGAAGCAGTCTATGAAAACGATGAATTTGAATTTGAATACGGACTTGATGAACGTTTACGTCACAAGCCGTTGCTGTTCGGTGACCGCGGAAAATTAATTGGGTTCTATGCGTACGCCAAGTTCAAAGACGGCGGACATGCGTTTCACGTTATGTCGGTCGAAGAAATCAATCGCCTTCGTGACAAATACTCTAGGGCGAAAGAGTCCGGGCCGTGGCGTGAGGAATACGAAGCAATGGCCAAGAAAACGGTCATCCGGCAGTTAATCAAGTATTTGCCGATCTCGATTGAAATTCAGCGCAACATCTCGCTCGATGAAACGGTTCGCAAGGACATCCATGACGAACCGGAGCAAGTGGACTATATTGACATGGAAGTTGAGGCGATTGAAGGAGAGGTTATCGATGGGGATTCGAGCGAACAGGAGACAGCGGCGGAACAGCAGGAGCTTTTTAACTAGGGGGCATGATGCTCCCTAGTGGCTCTGGGAGGTGATTTGTTATGACGATATATCGCATCGAAAAAAAAGAAAACTATGTGGTGCTAGATAAGGGATTCCTTCACGATCGGGAACTATCTTGGCAAGCAAAAGGATTGCTGGCTTTTATGCTATCTATGCCGAACGATTGGGTGTTTAACATGAAAGACTTGCAAAATCGCAGCAAAAATGGCCGAGATGCGACATACCGCATTATGAAAGAGTTAATCGAGGCTGGCTATGTTACTCGCGTCGAAAACCGGGACGGGGGCAAATTCGGAAAAGTGGAGTATGTCGTTCACGAAGTGAAGCAATCACCGCATACTGAAAGTCCGGATACGGTTCCACCGTGTACTGAAAATCCGTATCCGGGAAATCCGTATCCGGGAAATCCGTATCCGGAAAATCCGCCACTACTAAATAATAATAATACTAATTATAAAAATACTAATAATGATGATGATAATAAGGACCGTCCCAAAACCAACAGCCTTAATGCTTTTCGGTTTTATGAAGAAAACTTTCAGCCGACGCTTTCTTCTGTCGATATTGAAATCCTTAATTATTGGTTGGATCGTTTTCCGGAAGAAATTGTTCTCTGTGCCATGAGAAAAGCGCTTGAACAAAATGTCCGGAGAATCAAATACATCGATAGAATCCTTGCTAATTGGGAAATGCAAAAGGTTCAAACGTTAGAAGATGTGGCCCGCTTGGACAGGCAGTATGAACTTGAAAAACAAGCGAGACAAAAACGCGGGGGTGTTGTCAATGGCTCGGTTCACCAGCATCGCGGAAGTAATGACCGATCTACAAAAGAAGATGAAAGAATTTCGCATTACGAACCAGGGAAATGGGACGACGTCGACATCTCCCTCGATGGACTTCTATAAATGCGAAAAATGTAAAGATCTTGGCGTGATCTTCATCGATAACAATACAGCGCGTGTTTGCGATTGCATCGTGCAGCGGAGAATCGAACGGCTTTTTAAATCGTCCGAGATCACCGAAGCCTTCCGTGGTCTGAACTTCTCGAACTTCTCAATTGAAGACCGTCCTCAGATCGTCCGGGACGCCTTTAGATGCGCTGTAAAGTACGTCAAATCGTTTCCGGGTATCAGACATAGCCGGAGGAACTCTATGGCGCTCCTTGGCGCTCCTGGAGCCGGAAAAACACATTTACTGACGGCGGTGGCCAATAATTTGATCAGAAATCAAGTTGAGGTTCTCTATTTTCCGTACCGGGAAGGATTCGACGAAATCAAAGACGATCTTGAGAGCTTGGAACAAAAATGCGAACGGATGAAAGCTGTTGAGGTCTTGTTTATCGATGATCTCTTCAAACGTGGCGCGACCGAATTCGAGATCAAAACCATGTATTCTGTCGTGAACTATCGGTATCTCAATCACAAGCCGATTATGGTATCGTCGGAGTGCCTAGAGGATGACTTGTTGAATATCGATGAAGCGCTCGGCTCTCGCATTATCGAAATGTGTCGGGATTATCTCGTTGAAATCGTCGGTGACCGGAAACTATTAAACTATCGATTAGCCAGATAAAAAATGGGAGGTGGAAACCTTGATTGAATTCGTCGGGTTCGACGGTCCTGCGCCGTTCTCCATTATTTTTTGGCAACGGAACGGGGAGTATGTTTCCAAGACGATTTGTTACACGAAAGAGGAGGAACGTGAAGCGGTCAGTCGTTTTTATACGCCGAACGATTTTTACGGTGCTTTTGATGCAGCGATCATCTCTAGGAGAGAAGGGACTGTGAAAACGGTTTGGAGGTGGGCGTGATGCGTTGTCCAATCTGTGGTGGTCGGACAAAGGTATTGGATGTTCGTGAAAAGCGAGATAAGGTGAAGCGCAGACGGGAATGTTCGGATTGTTTAACGCGATTCAATACTGAAGAAAAGCTTGTCATTGACTCGTTAGATGAATACCTCATCCGTCGTCTTCATAGTTTTCGGGCTCTATAGAGGGGGAGGGATGTTTCGGTGAGAATGGGTTTGAATTTGGCGACCCTCTTTGACATGCAGGAGGCGCTGGATAATCATATCCGGCGCAAACAAAACATTCCGGCGGATATGGATCTTGTTCCGTATTTAGTGGATGCGCTTGATGTGGAAATCGCGGAATTACAGAACGAAGTCCGGTATTTCAAGTTTTGGAGTGCTGATCGGAATATGCGACGTGAAGCGGCGCTCATGGAATACGTTGACGGATTGCATTTCTTTTTAAGTCTAGGGCTGGCGTTTGGCATTCCTCGTGAATTTGAACCAGTGCCACATCGCTATGATCACATTCGGAAACAATTCCGATCACTGAAACGTTATGTCTACGTTATGGAGGGTCCGATGCAGTGGTATATCGCATTCAATCTTTTTCTTGGACTAGGAGAATTTTTGGGGTTCAGTTGGCCGGAAATTGTGCGAGCATACATGGAAAAGAACCAGGTCAATCATAAGCGGCAAGAGGCGGGGTATTGAGGTGATAGCGTGGGGATCAGCGCAGCCAATCGCGGCATGGCATTTGAACATCTGGTCGAATACACAAATCGTTGCTACAGGATGAAGGGGATGGCTCACATTGAAAAGGTGCCGACTCCTTGGAAGGTGATTCGGCAGGGGCAGCGCATCATTAGTGCTTTCCCAGAAAAGAAGGGAATGGTCGACTTCATTGGGATTGCTCATGGACGCGTGATTGCCTTTGATGCGAAATCGACGAGGGAACGCACCCGGTTCCCTCTCGATAACATCGAGGACCATCAAATGGCTTTTTTGAAATCTTGGCGCGACCAAGGAGCGATCACCTTTTTCCTGGTGGAGTTCGCAAAAAAGCATGAGGTGTATATCCTCCGTTTTTCGGACGCGGAGAAATGGTGGGTGCAAGCGAAGCAAGGTGGCCGGAAGTCGATCCCGTATCAATGGTTTGTGAAGCATTGCGACCTTGTCAAATCAAGCAGGGGGATTCCGTTAGATTATTTGAGGTGCTTAGAGAGATGAAAATGATTACAGTATCTATTCGCGATGACCGGCCGGAATGGATGAAAAAAGAAGATGCGCTGATGTATTGTTGGTGGTATTGCCCAGTGTTTTCCAAATGTATGACAAGGTGCGGTGCTGACTGTCGGCGTTTTGGTGGTGAAATCATTCCAAAGTTGAGGGGGTGAGATCATGCTCGTGAGATTCTCGCTTTTATACAAAAGTGGCTATGAAGATGTCATCGAGCAAGTTTGTCTGCCTAGTGAAGTGGGGAACATCATACAAACGATCCGAGGTTCGTTTTATGAGGACTCTCCTGGCTATATATCCTTCGGTGATGAAAATCTGAAAGGGTATATCATCAATGTCCAAGAAGTCGCTCGTGTGAAGATGGAAATCTTAGAAGGCGGTGATTCATGATGGACGAACTGAAATTTCAACGGTCTGTTATTCGCGCTGAATATGTAACGGAGGCGGATATCGATGTTCGTGCGCGTGAAATACTTAGAGTTTGGCAAAGAAAAGGGCTATACCATGTGGGCCAAAAGTAAGGAGGAAGTCATCGCCAATCTGCGGCAAGTTGGCTGTTCTCCCGACATGGTTAGATCGCTTGAAATATGCAAGCCTGGAGAAAACGAATTCAAACTATACAATCCTAAATTCTTATGGTGATGTAGGGGACTGAAGAATAAAAAGACCGGGCTTCTCCCGGCCGATAAATGGGGGTCAAGATACCCATATTATACCACGGGAGGGGTTCGAGTGGTAAAGTACAAACAAATATCCTTTGTACGCGACGTGGATGGGGAGAAGACAAAAGAGGCTGTGGAGGCAGCGCTTGAAAAATACCGGATATACATGCTGACCGTTCCAGACGAGCATCTCCCGCGAGTGACACAAACGTACTCTCTCGTGCCGCCGTCGAAGACGAATGCATTTTACTCATCTACAGAAAGCGCGGCGATCCGCAAGGTAGATTTTGAACGCGAGCGTGACGAGTACATGGAGAGAATACGCCGCGCGGTGAATAAGCTCAATAGAATGGAAAGGGAATTGATTATTAAGCGATATCTGACACTGGAAGAGCCTTATGATTACGAGGTATATAACGAAATGGGAATCAGTGAATCGAGGTTCTACCGCGTTCGCGAAAAGGCGTTCTACAAGCTGGCCTTTGCACTGCGGATTGAGGTTTACAAAGAAGAGGCACCTGTGTAGGTGTCTTTTTTAATAATCATTTTAAACCTTAGTTCAAAATTGACATATAATATGGAAAAATATTAAGCTATTAGTTAAAATTTATCTATAGTAGTTATTGTTGCTTACTATGGTTATTTAATTATGATCTGAATTTTCATAATTTAGTTAACTAGGTACTTTGCGAAAGGGTAGGATTCCATATGGCTTTATATAAAGACATTATCCAAAAAGGAAATATGGAAAAGATAAAGCCATATTGTTATTATGATGATATAAAAAAACTTGTCTTAGACATTTGTAAGTTACATAACGATTTCTCGAAAGAATGGGTTCGTTCAGGGAATTACGCTCCTGTGAATTTGAAAAAGCAGTTAATCAGGGATGTTTCTTTAGTGGTTGATGATCGTGAGGTTTTTATACTTGATAACTCTTTCTATTCGCTGATAAAGAATTATGTTTATAAGCTGGAAGAATTGGTGATTGATATTGACTTTGAATTTACATATCAGCATTTGGATTGTCGTTTGCGTGTTAAACAAAATGAATCAATTGTGAATAAATTGAAGTATTATCGAGTAGGTAAGAAGGATAAAGGGCTTTATCCGTTGAATAAGTGTTTAAATGATCTGTTAGGATTCAGGATCATTGTTGATGATTTTGATCATGATTGTGTATATTTCGACGCTTTATGTGAAAACATAAAAACTGAATACAAAATTCGTAAGATGAATGCGTCTAAAAATGGATACAAGGCTACACACATATATTTTTATGGAGAGAGCAATACATATTTTCCTTGGGAGTTGCAAATATGGAACTCAAGCGATGAGGAACAAAATGTACGTTCCCATCGTATACATAAACAAGAGTATGTAAAATGGGCGGCTATTTATAAAAATTCGAGCGAATTTGAAGGGGGTGTTTAGCTATGGCGTTTCATTTTATAGCCATTGTCAGTCATTATGCAGAGGGCAAAAGGATCGGATGGCATTACGCTGACGAGGAAAAACTTGATAAAAAAATCATCCATGAGTTTTTGGCACAAGTGAAGAAAAAGTGTGGAGATGTACAGTTAGGCATTCATAAATTATCTACTGATTCTGTATCATGGGATTCTGTAGTTCAGAGGGATGCTTTTTTTAAAGACGTAATTATCACAAGTGACATAGAAACCTTCATTGAACTAGTTTCACAAGATCAGGAGTTAACCGCATATGACGTGGCAAAATTTATCTTATCAGTTATACCATCATCGCATTTGAAGTTACAAAAATTATTATACTTTGCATATGCGGAGTTTCTATTACGTACTGGCGAAAAATTATTTAGGGAACCGATACTGGCGTTTAAATATGGGCCTGTGGTGGAAAGTGTTTTTCATAAATACAAAGTTCATGGCTCTTCTATAATTGACTATAAAGAGGACGAAACAGTTTGTATATATCCTGAGGAACTGGCGGTTACCCCTTCTTTCATGAAAATTGCATCATCGGAGCATGGTTTGATAGCGTTAGACTGTCTAATAGATGTCTTTGAAAAATATGGGCATTTGAGTGCTCAGGAACTCGTTTATAAAACACATCGACCAGGCGGACCTTGGGATAGAGTGTATAAACCGGGAAAAAATGCTGTAATAACGGATGATTTGATCCTTCAATACCACCATGTAATTCAATAGAGTTTTGAAACAAAAGGGTTTTCGTTAAGCAATGATTAATAAGACGCAACGACAGAAAACTGACGGAAAAGTGAAGGAAAAATGACAGAAAGACGACAGAATATTTCTGTTTAGACGTGCTATGATGGTATCATCAGGCACAGTGACAAGCCGGATCCTCCTTCCATGAGCGTCACCCGATCGGGTGGCGTTTTTTATTTTCCATGAATTAGAAAGAAAAAATAGGGCACAATAAGCTCATGTAATGGAAGCTACGGTGAGATCATGAAGTGAGGTTTATGGCTATGTATCCATACAGCGACAAAGAAAAAGCCCAACGTGCCTACGAACGCCATAAGTGCAAAAACTGTATATGGGCGAAGTGGCAAGTGCCATATCTTGTTTCCTGTCCATTTGTGCGGTGTGTGCGAATGTCGGAATTTGACGAAAAAGTAATGTAGGAAAATCCATTCTGTTTTGAAACTAACTAAAAGTGGAGAACGATAAAACGTCAAAAACATGTCAGTTTTGGCACGTTTTTTTGTGATAAAATGATACTGAACAAATGAATACCCTCTACTATGTATGCGCGTGAGTGGAGCAGACTAATCGAGAAGAGCCCAACAAATCCCTTCCCCGCAAAGAGGCTGTCGCTTATTGAGCGGCGGCTTCTTTATTTTAGCGATGAGTACGAATGTCGGAATTTGACGGAAAAACGATGCAGGAAAATTCCTCCTTTTGCCGAATTGAGTAGGCGGAAGGGGGATGAGATAATGAGTGAATTAAATTATGAACAGTTTGGGAAATGGGTGAAAAGCGAATCATTTCGACCAGACACTGGTTATAAGTTAAGGCTTGCATATTTTAAAATTAACGAGCTTTTACCAACAAATGAAATTAGAGAGTTCTATCCTAAAAACATAGTAAATGACAAAGAAGATATTGAGTTATTCGCATTTTTAGATAGCAAATTAATCGTTATTTTACCGAAAGAAGAAGAAACCATTTTTAAAGTGCTGTATTTAAAAGATATTTCGCACGTTGATTTAGAAATTAAGAAAAATGTAGGATTCGAAAGCTGGATTTTAAAAATTTATTTCACAAACAACACAGTTATTGAATTAAACAGCGTCGAAGATAGTAATGAATATTGGCGATATAAATATGAAGATGCAATTAAAAGAATATATAAGTCATTATTGGTTGAAAAATCGCTCGTGTAATTACGGGTGATTTTTTATTTGGGGTTGATAGCATGAGTTTCTATAAAACAAAACAATGGAAAAGGAAACGTGAAGCAATACTGCGGCGTGATGAGTATTTGTGTCAAGAGTGCAAGCGATATGGAAAGACAACGCCAGCGAAGATAGTGCATCACATTATACCGTTTGAACAAAGACCGAATTTGAAGTTGAATAACGATAACTTAGTCAGCTTATGTTTTCAATGTCATGAGCAGATGCATAACAAGATGACGAACGAGCTGACGGAAAAAGGATTGGAGTGGGTGGAACGAGTGGAACGGAAGTTGAGATGATCCCCCCCCCTCCTTTCTGTTTTTGAACAGCCGACAGGGGACCGGCCAGGGGGCAGGCGTTTCCAATAGCGCGGAGTTTTTTCGAAAAGGGGTGATAGCGCATGGTCAAAACGAAAAAGGCGTTCATCGCGGAGATCAAACGACAAATGAAATCACTGGGCACATACAAAAAGGAATATGATCGCATGATTGAAATTTTCGCCGGGATGCTTCACCAGTATTACATGTTCGAGGAACAGTTTGCCCAGAGTGGGTACAAGATCACGGAGATGTACACCAATAAAGCCGGCGCGACGAACGAACGAAAGACGCCCCTATACACAGCTATGGAAAGCCTGCGGAAAGACATTGCAACGTACTCTGATCGACTATGCTTAAACCCGAAGGCGATGGAGGCCATCACCATTGAGCAGCAAAACAAATCAAAACTAGCTCAAGTGTTGAGCGAGTTATCATGAGGAAGTATAAAAACTACGACGCGGTGATGGAGTACGCCAAAAGCATAGTCGATGGCCGGAAGGTAGCCTGTCGCGAACTGATCCAGGCGGCCAAGCGATTTTTCAAAGACTTGGAGAATCCAAAATATGATTTCAATCCAAGGGAAGCGGAATTTGTTATTCAAATCATTGAAAAAACGTTCGTTCACGACCAGGGTGAACGACTAGACGGCACACCATTGCGCGGTGAGCCTTTTTTATTGGAACCGTGGCAAAAATTCATTATCTACAATTTGCTTGGTTTCTATCTCAAAGGAACGAAGATCAGACGCTTCAAAGAAGCGTTTATTTTTATACCTCGGAAAAACGGAAAAACCCGGCTTATTGCAGCGTTGGCCTGGGCTTTGGCTCTGCTTGAAAGGCAATCCGGGTCAAAAATCTATATCACAAGTGCGGCGCTTCAGCAGTCGTTGCAGTCGTTTGAATTTATCTTGTTTAACCTACGGCAAATGGGCGAGGAACAAAACTTTCGGATATTGAACAATAACCAAGAAAACAGCATCAGCGGCGAATTCAGCGATGGTTCCATTTACATTCGGGCCCTGGCAGCCAATCCAGATAAGCAAGACTCCCTGAACTGTAATGTCGGGATCGCCGATGAAATGCACGCCTACAAAACACCTAAGCAGTATAACATCATCAAAGAGGCGATGAAGGCGTACACGAACAAGCTGATGATCGGGATTACAACGGCCGGCGACGATATGACCTCATTCTGTTATCAACGCTTGCAATATTGTAAAAAGATTCTCGATGAAACGGTGACGGATGAGGCTTATTTCGTTTTCATTTGCAAAGCTGATGAAGACGAAAACGGCGAAGTGGATTACACAAACCCGATTGAACATGAGAAAGCCAATCCGAATTATGGCGTGACGATTCGGCCGGACGACATAATGAACGACGCGCTCCAGGCGCAAAATGACCCACAGCAGCGGAAAGATTTCTTGGCGAAGTCATTGAACATCTATACGTCGCCGATGAAGGCATATTTCAACATCGACGAGTTTAAGAAGTCTGATCGGAAATATGATTGGACGATTGAACAGCTTGCGAAACTTGGTATCGACTGGTTCGGTGGTGCGGACCTTTCTAAATTGCATGACTTGACCGCAGCAGCGCTCTATGGAAACTATAACGGCGTTGATATAGCCATTACTCATGCGTGGTTCCCGATCGTCGCGGCAACGAGAAAAGCAGAGGAAGACAATATTCCGTTGTTTGGTTGGCGTGATGACGGCTGGCTCACGATGACCAATACACCGACAGTCAACTTTTCCGATGTGGTTAAGTGGTTCGAAACAATGCGAGCAAAAGGGTTTAAAATTAAGCAAGTCGGATTTGACCGGAAGTTTGGCCGGGAATTTTTCATGGCGATGAAACAGAAGCGATTCAATATTGTCGATCAGCCACAATACTATTACAAGAAATCAGAAGGTTTTAGACGGATTGAAAAGCAAGTGAAAGACGGCAAATTCTATTACTTGCATTCCCAGGCGTTTGAATACTGCGTTCAGAACGTGCATGCGATTGAAAAAACTGACGACATGATCCAATTTGAGAAAATTGAGGACAAGCACCGTATTGATATTTTTGACGCTACTGTATTCGCGGCAATCAGGATGCTTGAAAATATGGAGAAGGCTGCGACGGCTACGAAATGGCTGAAAGGAGGTTGATGGAATGGGACTATTCGATAGGTGGAGGCGAACGAAGCGTAAAAGTAAAATTAGAGCGGACACAGGGTATGTAGGTCTATTCATGAGTGGTGAAGATGTATCCTTTCTTGTTCCCGGATACGTAAGATTGAGCGATAACCCGGAAGTGCGCATGGCGGTGCATAAGATTGCTGATCTCATCTCGTCGATGACAATTTATCTCATGCAGAATACAGAGGACGGGGATATCCGCATCCGTAATGAGCTGTCGCGCAAAATTGATATCACTCCATATTCGCTCATGACAAGAAAGTCATGGATGTACAACATTGTGTATACGATGCTGTTAGATGGTGAAGGAAATAGTGTGGTGTTTCCGAAGTATACAGCGGATGGGCTGATTGATGAGCTGGTACCGTTAACGCCGTCGAAGGTAAACTTCTTGGACACACCGGATGGATACCAGGTTTTATACGGCGGGCAGACATTCAACTATGATGAGGTTTTACACTTCATCTACAATCCGGACCCGGAACGCCCGTACATCGGACGAGGGTATCGGGTGGTATTGAAGGATATTGCGGATAACCTAAAGCAAGCAACAGCGACAAAGAAAAGTTTTATGAGTGGGAAATACATGCCTTCGCTCATCGTGAAGGTTGACGCGGCCACGGCAGAGCTTTCGAGTGAAGAAGGCCGGAATGCAGTGTTCAAAAAATACCTTCAAGCCACGGAGGCGGGGCAGCCTTGGATCATCCCGGCCGAGCTGTTAGAGGTGGAACAAGTCAAACCATTATCCCTTAAAGATATTGCGATCAACGAGGCGGTCGAACTGGATAAGCGAACCGTAGCTGGCATGTTTGGTGTGCCGGCTTTTTTATTGGGCATCGGGGAGTTCAACCGGGATGAGTACAACAACTTTATCAATTCGACTATCTTGCCGATTGCAAAAGGAATCGAGCAAGAATTGACGAGAAAGCTGCTTATCAGCCCGGATCTTTATTTCAAGTTCAATCCACGAAGCCTATACGCTTATGACCTTAAAGAGCTGGCGGAAGTCGGTTCAAATATGTATGTCCGTGGCATTATGGAGGGAAATGAGGTCCGCGATTGGCTTGGGCTTTCGCCGAAAGAAGGATTGAGTGAGCTAGTTATCCTAGAAAACTACATTCCTCTCGATAAAATTGGCGATCAAAGCAAACTGAAAGGTGGTGATAATAGTGGAGCGGACGGTCAAACAGACTAGAAGCCTACAAACGAACATCACCGCGACGCGGGCGGAACAGGATGACGAGATGTATATCGAGGGATACTTCGCAGTGTTCAACCGTGAAACCGAACTATTTCCAGGAGCTTTTGAAGAAATCGCACCGGAAGCGTTTAACGGCACGTTGAGCAACGACATTCGCGCGCTAATCAATCACGATGCATCCCTAGTACTCGGCCGCAACAAAGCCGGAACGCTAGAGCTAAAAGTGGACAGCCGGGGCTTGTGGGGACGGATTAAGATCAACCCTCGCGATAGTGATGCGGTCAATCTGTACGAGCGTGTCAAGCGTGGTGATGTCGATCAATGTTCGTTCGGATTTAACATCATTGAAGAAGAAACGGAGTTCCGGGATGACGGAACAATCAAATGGACACTGAAAAAAGTGGATTTACATGAGGTTTCAGTGGTCACGTTCCCGGCATATCCGGATACAAGTGTCCATGCTCGCATGAAAGAATACGAACAACATAAGAAGCGGCAACTAGAACAAAGAAAATTACAGTTAAAGGAGCGTGTGAGAAATGGCGTTGCGTCAATTAATGTTGACCAAAAAAATTGAACAACGTAAAGCTGCATTGGACGAGCTCGTGAAGCGCGAGCAGGAACTGCAAGCGAAAGCAGCGGAGTTGGAACAAGCGATCGAGGAAGCACAAACCGAAGAAGAAGTTTCAGCGGTGGAGGAAGAAGTCGCAAAGTTGGAAGATGAGCGTAACGAACTGAACGAGAAAAAATCGAAACTCGAAGGCGAGATCGCTCAATTAGAGGATGAACTCGAACAGATCAACAGCAAACAGCCTTCGAATCAATCCCGCCAAAAAATGCAAGGGTCGAAAGGAGATGTGGTAGAAATGAATCGTTTACAAGTGCGCGAGATGTTAAAAACCGGTGAATACTACAAACGGAGTGAGGTCGTTGAGTTTTACGAGAAATTCCGCAACCTCCGTGCGGTGGCTGGCGGAGAATTAACGATCCCGGAAGTGGTTGTCAATCGCATCATGGACATTATGGGCGATTACACGACACTTTATCCGTTGGTTGATAAAATCCGAGTTAAGGGGACGACTCGTATTTTAGTCGATACGGATACTTCTCCGGCTACTTGGATTGAACAATCCGGCGCGCTCCCGACTGGCGATGTTGGAACGATTGCAAGCATTGATTTTGATGGATTTAAAGTCGGTAAAGTAACGTTCGTGGATAACTACTTGCTGCAAGACAGCATCATTAATCTTGATGATTATGTGACGAAGAAGATTGCTCGCGCTATTGCCAAGGCGTTAGATTTGGCAATCGTTAAGGGTACAGGTGCTGCAAATAAACAGCCGCTAGGTATCATTCCGAGCTTACCTCCAGAAAATCAAGTAACCGTTGAAGCCGATAATAACTTGCTTAAAAATCTTGTGAAGCAAATCGGGTTGATTGATACGGGCGACGACAGCGTCGGAGAAATTGTGGCTGTGATGAAACGTTCTACTTACTACAATCGCTTGGTAGAGTTTAGTATTCAAGTCGATTCTAACGGCAATGTGGTAGGTAAACTTCCGAATTTACGCACGCCGGACCTTCTCGGATTGCGCGTTGTGTTTAATAACTTCCTTGACGATGATACTGTATTGTTTGGTGAGTTCGAACAATATACGTTGGTCGAACGTGAGAATATCACGATTGACAGCTCGACTCACGTGAAGTTTACCGAAGACCAAACCGCATTCCGTGGTAAAGGGCGCTTCGATGGAAAACCAGTGAAACCAGAAGCGTTTGTTCTTGTAACGATTACGGATCCGGTTCAAGGAGCGTAATTTTGAAGAGGTGATATAAATGCCTAAATATGTAGTGATTAAGGTTTTTAAGGATTTGCAGGATCGCCAACATATCTATCGCGTTGGCGATACGTATCCACGGAAAGGGTATAAGCCGTCAAAAAAGCGTATCGAGGAATTGCTGGGGAATGAAAATAGGATCGGTGAACCTTTAATCGCAGAAGTGGATGAGGAAGAAGGCAATGAATGATGGACATCGCTACGATTGTTAGTTTAGTGAAAGAGCGGCTCGGTATCCGTACGACGGTGCGTGACACGTATATCACTGCGATCGTCGACGGCGTAATTAAAGAGCTTGAAGACGAAAAAGGGTTGGTGCTGGATGGCGCCAACCCTTATCATTTGATGTTTGTTGTCGATTATGCGACATGGCGCTATCAGAGCCGAGATAGCGACGGGGCAATGCCTAGACATTTGCAATATCGGCTGCATAATCTCATGCTCCATGCAGGCGGTGGAACCGCGTGACATACGATAATGAACTTGTATTGATTGCACAGGAATTTGTGGAGGATGAAATCGGCAATCAGATACCAATCGAAACGCGAAAAACTGTCCTATGTAACGTGAAATCGGTTGGCAGAAATGAATTCTACAGCGCTGCCACGTCCGGGCTGCGCCCGTCTGTTGTGTTTGTCGTCCACAGATATGAATACAGCGGTGAATCGGAAGTGGAGTTTGAAGGGATAAGGTACCGGGTAATCCGGACATATGCTGTTGATTTTGAGGAAGTAGAACTCACTTGCGAGAGGGTGCTCGCCTATGGCTAAGATAAAAATCGGCAGGCTGGCGGATGAGATCACAAGTCAGTTACGAAAATATTCGCAAGTCATAGCCGACGATGTAGAACAAATCATGGATGATGTAACAAAAGAAGCGGTTGGCCGGCTAAAGAGTAAAATCCAAGAAGTTGGATTGGTACAGACGGGCGACTATATGCGCGGATGGACACGGAAGCGAGTGCCGAACGGGTGGGTGATCCATAACAAGACCGAATATCGGCTGGCTCATTTGCTGGAATACGGACATGCCACAGTGGATGGCGGCCGGGTTCCGGGTACGCCGCATATCCGGCCGATTGAGGACTGGCTTGAAAAAGAATTTGAAGATCGTGTCGAGAAGGCGATCAAACAATGAAGCTGACAGAGTTGGACGATCTGCTCAAGGCGACAGGTTTACCAGTTGCCTATTCGCATTTTTCAAAACCGCAAAAGCCACCGTTCATCACGTATATGGTCGCTTATTCATCGAACTTTACTGCTGATGATCAAGTATATCAGGAGATTGAAAACGTTCAGATCGAGCTGTATACGTTGAAAAAGGATTTTGAAGCAGAGGAAAAGGTGAAAGCCGTTTTGGATGCCAACAATCTCGTTTATGAGACATCCGAAACGTATATTCCATCCGAAAAACTATACCAAAAAGTATATGAGGTGAGGTTATTATGACAGCTCCAAGCACCAATAAAATCAAATATGGTCTTCGCAATGTCCACTATGCGGTGATTACGGAAGACCCGGTTACCGGAGCGATCACATACGGGACGCCGAAGCGCATTCCGGGGGCCGTTTCGTTAACATTGGAACCTGCTGGCGAAACGTTTGATTTTTATGCCGATGATTCTGCTTATTATAGCGAAGCGACCAATAATGGATATGATGGGGAACTGGAAGTGGCCAACCTAACCGATGAGTTTCGTATCGACGTCCTTGGCGACACGTACGAAAATGGCGTGATGTACGAAAACGCGGACCAAGTCACGAAGCCATTTGCTTTGTTGTTTGAGTTTCAGGGGGATAAGAAAGCGAAACGACATGTCCTGTATTACTGCAAAGCGAGCCGTCCGACTGTCGCAGGGCAAACCAAAGCAGAAAACACAGAGCCGCAAACGTCTACATTGAATTTCACGGCTCGTCCTCGCCCGGACACGAAAGAGGTAAAAGCTGATACGACTCCAGAGATTGACCAAGCATTGTACGATAGCTGGTATACACAAGTGCACGTAAAAGGTGCGACAACGGGGGCATGATGAATGGAGAAAACACTAGTGATTGACGGCAAACAGGTTCGCTTCAAGTCCAATGCGGCAACGCCGTTGCGCTTTAAAGCACAATTCGGGAAAGACTTTTTCAAAGAAATCTACAAATTGAATGCAATTGGGGAATTGACGGATAAGGATGGCCATTTCAACTATGAAGTGCTGGAAAAGCTGGACTTTGACTTTTTTTACAATATCATCTGGACGTTGGCTAAAACAGCGAATCCGTCTATTCCCGACCCGATTACGTGGCTAGACCAGTTCGATGAATTTCCTCTCATGGAGATTATTCCGGAGTTGCAGGATCTCATTATTGCTAGTATCCAATCTAAAAAAAAGTAGATGATAACGAAGCGTCCGGTGGTGATGAATTCACTACCGAGACGTTTCTTTTTTTGTGCAAACGCTGCGGATTACAAAAGGATGACTTGGAAGAAATGACGATCGGCATGTGTATCGACTACATCGACGAATACATTCGTGAAATGACCAATCCAAAAGAACGTGTTCGGGAAGCCACACAGGCCGATTTTGATGCGTTTTAGAGGGAGGTGAGGCACGTGGCGGACCGTATCAAAGGGATTACAATCGAAATCGGCGGGGATACGATTGGGTTACAAAAGGCGTTGCAGGATGTGAACGCCAAAAGCCGTGAGTTGTCGAAAGAATTGCGCGATGTGGAACGCTTGCTCAAGTTTGATCCGGGCAACGTCGAGGCCGTGGCTCAAAAACAACGAATTCTCGCCCAACAGATTGAGGCAACGACCGAAAAGCTGAACCAATTGCGCTCCGCACAAAGCCAAGTGGAGGAACAGTTCCGCAAGGGAGAAATCGGAGAACAGCAATATCGGAACTTTCGACGTGAAATCGAATTTACGGAAGCGCAACTAAGCAAATACAAGCAATCATTGCAGGCGATACAGGATGAGCAGCAAGCGGCGGAGCAGTCCACCAAACGGTTGGAATCGCTGTTTAAAGCAACTGGCAAAAGTGTGGATGATTTTGCTGATGTTTTAGGAAACAAGCTAGTCAATGCGATCAAGGACGGAAAAGCATCGTCTGCACAGTTAGAGGATGCTTTAGGTAAAATCGGGCAGGCCGTACTTGGTGCCGGCGTCGATTTAGATAAGATGCGCCAGGCGCTCGACCAGCTTGCGAGCGGCGCTAAATTGGATAAAGTCAAAAAGGATCTTGACGAGATTGCCAAAGCGGCGAATAGTGCCGAAAAGGATGTGCAGGGACTAGGCGAGACGCTTTCCGGTGTTGCTGGCGGACTTGCGGCCGGCGGAGGGCTAGCAGGGGCGATCAACCAGGCGTTGGATACCTCCAGACTAAACACAAAAATTGATATTTCGTTCAATGTGCCGGAGGAATCGAAAAAGGCCGTTAAAGATGCTGTCAACACAATCAAGGCATATGGTATTGATGCGGAAACGGCGCTTGAGGGCGTGCGGCGTCAGTGGGCGCTGAATGCTGACGCCAGCGATGAGGCAAACCAAAAGATTATTGAAGGTGCCGGCATGATTGCGTCTGCCTATTCAGGCATTGATTTCACCGAACTGATCCAAGAAATCAATGAAATTGGCAGCGAGCTCAAGATTTCAGATGAACAGGCGCTCGGCCTAGTCAATAGCCTTTTGCAGATCGGATTTCCGCCTGATCAATTGGATATCATCGCAGAATATGGCCAGCAGTTGCAACGAGCTGGCTACGATGCTCAGGAAATTCAGGCGATTTTTGCGGCAGGCATTGAAACTGGTACATGGAATATTGACAACTTGCTCGACGGGCTGAAGGAAGGACGGATTCGTCTAGCAGAATTCGGACAGGGCGTTGATAAGGCGACGGCCGAACTCCTTGAAGGGACGGGCATATCGACGGCACAGCTTCAAGAGTGGGGCCGAGCGGTCGCGGCAGGCGGGGAACAAGGGCAAAAAGCTATGTTTGAAGTCGCACAGGCGCTTGCCGGTATCAAAGATGCGACAACACAGAATGCGCTCGGTGTGAAAATTTTCGGTACAATGTGGGAAGACCAGGGCACGAACATCACCGAGACCATTCTCAATATGAATAAGCACTTGGCGGACGCGAAAAACAACCAAGATTTGCTCAATGATTCAATTTCAAAAATTAATGCTGACCCGGCCGTAAAGTTTCAAAAGGCGATTGGCGACCTAAAAACGGCACTAGAGCCTCTGATGTCAGTCATCGCTTCTGTTGTCGGGGCTATCGCTAGCTGGATGTCAGCCAATCCGCAGCTATCTGCAACAATCACTGCGATTGTAGGCGCTGTCGGCATTTTTTCGGGCGCGCTCATGGCATTGGCGCCCATTTTATATTCAATACAGAATGTCCTCCCAATTATCACGAAGATGCTACCAATGCTAGGGAATGCGTTTAAAGCGATGACGGGGCCGATTGGACTTGCCATTACTGTGCTGACGCTACTTGTGCCCGTCATCATTAAAAATTGGGAGCCAATTAAAGAATTTTTCTCTAAGTTATGGGATGGAATTAAAAAAATCTTTGAAACAACTGTTAATGCAATCGGATCGTTTTTGAGCAGCGCGTGGGAGGGCATAAGAGCGGCTGCACAAGCGGTGTGGAATGGAATTAAAGCCTATTTTGAAACGGTTCTCAATGTATATAAAACGATTTTTACGGTCGCATGGAATGCAATCCGAACGGCGGTAGTCGCGATTTGGAATGGACTGAAGACCACAGCAATCACTGTTTTTGACGCATTGAAAAACGCCATTTCTAACGCCTGGAACGCGGTTAAGACGGTCACAACGACTGTATGGAACGCGATCAAAAGCATGGTAACGTCGGTGATGAATGGTATTCAGCAAGCAATCAGCACAGCCATCAACGCTGTCAAAAACATCGTCACGGCGGCATGGAATGCAATCAAATCACTGACATCGAGCGTATGGAACAGTATCAAAAGTTTTGTGATGACCCATGTAAACGCGATTCGCGACGCTGTTCCAACGGCTTTCGAGGCGATGAAAAACCGAATCGCCAGCGTGTGGGAGGGAGTAAAAAACGTGATTAAAGCCCCATTGAACGCGGTCATTTCAATCATTAATAGTTTTATTGGCCGTTTGAACACACTTAAAATCCCCGACTGGGTGCCGGGGGTAGGCGGAAAAGGAATCAACATCCCGAAAATCCCGATGCTGGCGAAAGGAACGGACTATTTCCGCGGCGGCTACGCGATTGTAGGCGAGCAGGGGCCGGAGCTGGTACAACTGCCACGCGGTTCGAAGGTGTATCCGAATACCGAGACAATGGGCATGTTGGGCGGAAACATTTCGATCAACATCCAAAATATGACCGTTCGAGATGAAAGGGATATTGAAAAAATTTCGCGTGAACTATACGTGCTGATTGAACGGTCAAAACGAAGCAGGGGATCGCGATGATGTGGTTTGAGTTTAATGGTATCCATTCGAACGAACTAAACATTCGTGTTTTGCGTTTTAGAAAACCTGTTTTCCCTGAGTTTAGCGATCATTATGAATTGATCCCTGGTCATGACGGAGGCATTCTTTTTCCTCAATCATTCGGAATGCGCTCGATTGAAATAGATTGTTTACTTTTACATGACCAAGACAATCGTACAGAAGCAATTCGGCAGCTTTCTCGAATATTAACCAAAACAGAAGCATCGTTAATGATTAGTACTGAACCTGATGTCTATTACATCGGGAAGCTAGCTGGTACTTTTGTTCCCGATATGCACAGAACATTGTCAAGTTTTACGCTTGCGTTTATCTGCCAACCATTCGCATATAACGTTAGTAAGACAAGTGTATCGAAGCAAATAACTGCAAGCGACAAACAAATTACTCTCGTCAATAACGGAACATACGATGTGCTTCCGATCATAAAAATATCGAATGCAAACACAAATTCACTGTCTTTGACGCTTGATGATGACAAACTAACCATTTCAAACACACTTCAAACAAACGATGTATTAACGATTGATTGTGATGAAATGACCGTTTTGTTAAACGATACGAACATTTTAGACAAAACGACGGGCACGTTTTTGACGTTGCGACCGGGAACAAATGTAATGACCATCGAGGCACAGAATACGCTAAACGTATCGGTGGAATGGCGCGAACGGTTTTTGTAGGGGGTGAGAATGTTGAGCTTTTCAAGAAAAATCGAACATCAGATGGTGCTGTACGACCTGGCCGGGAAGCCACTTGGTGTTCTGAAAAACGCATACAACATTGAACATGAAGAAACATTGAATGACGCAGAAGTGCTCACATTCTCCCTTCCACGCGATGATCGCCTTGCTCGAGTGATGATGAACGATATGGAAATTATCTATATGGGCAAGCGTTTTTTTATTGCCGAGATGAATGACGGGCGCGATGCGAACGGCAAACCGATTTTCGATATTGTCTGTCCATCGTATTTCGTGAAATTGCTCGATACGTTTTTAATCGAGATAACGATTGATAGAAAGACACCGAAAGCAGGACTAGAGCAAATTATTTCGCGTACAGGTTGGGTTGTCGGTCGTGTAGAGGCGCTGTCGTCACAAGAAACGCAGCATTCGATGAGTGAAAAGAGGAAGTCGGCGCTTTGGGCAATCAGGCAATGGGCGAAAATCACAGGGCATGAAATTCAATTTGATACGGTAAAAAAAGAAATCAACCTTGTCAAACAGATCGGAACGAATCGGGGCTATGGTTTTCGATACAGGAAAAACTTGAAAGAAATCAAACGGACGATTCGTGCGCCAGAGGCGACAGTCTTGTACCCGTACGGAAAGAATGGACTGTCCATCGAAAGCGTCAATGACAACAAACCGTATGTCGAGGACTACTCTTGGTATACGAGTTTAGGAATCCCATTGATTGAGGCAAAGCAAAAATATCGCAAAGAGTATGTATGGGAAGATGAGCGTTTCTTGTTGGCTGGCGATTTAATGCGTGCGGCACAAGAAAAGCTGAAAGTATTATCACAGCCTGTCATTTCATATCAATGCAAAGTCATCGACTTATCTGCATTGACAGGAAATTCACAATATGAGTTTTCTGTCGGGGATTATGTGAATGTGTTCGACGATGAACTCGGAATCAACGTTCAAACACGCATTGTTCGCATGCGACGTTTTCCCGATGAGCCGTATCGAAATGAAGTGGAATTGTCGTATATGATCCCGGGGATTCATACGCAAGAACAAGACCAGCTCACTTCATCGGATGTTTCGTTGTCCCAGCCGTCTTTTATTATGGGGACCAACGAAAAAACGCTTTCTATTGGAACATCTGTTCAAACAGCTCTATCGCTTGTCATTACGAATTTCAGTTCGGCGAACGCACAAGTTGGTTTGTCGTTGATTGGACAAGCATCGACAACAATGACGGTTGAAATTTCATTTATGTATGGCGGGAAGCCAACATTTAATACGATTAAACAAACGTGCCAAGCTGGATTTGTAACAATTGGCGTCCCTTTCTTGTTGTTGCAAATGCCTCCTGGTTCGGCATTTTTAGATGTGCAAATGAAAACAAGCGCTGGAACGCTAACCATTGACCCGCGCGGACTACAAGTGTTTGTATATGCAGCGAACTTGCTCGGCGGCATTTCTGACCGTCTACCGCGTGCGAATGTGACGGAAGAAATTCAATGGAAAAATGTTATTTCTCCATACACAAGCCGTTTTCAATCAGTCGTTAATGGGCAAATTGTCAGCATGCAAGTCGTTGTTCCTGTATCTTCAAGCATCGTTGAGTCTATATCGCAATGGCGAACACATGATCAAGTTCGTCCGTTTCCGGCAGTGGCAAGTACGGTACAAATCACATTGAATTGAGGTGAGGTGAGAAATGTTGGAGTTTGATATGGAACGTGCCTATCATTCATTGGCTAGAAAGGAAAATTTCGTGACTGGTGAAGTCATAGAGATGTTAAAACATAAAGTGAGCTCGATTCCAATTCGCGGCTTTACGAGAGTGGAGCTTTTTGACGAAAAGCGATTTGGGAAAAAAGTTGAAGAAGTTACGGCAGAAAACTTTATTTCGATTAATATGAAAGATTATCTTGAATACATTTTGATGAACGAGTATTCAAAAATAGGGGTCGGATTAAACGGGCCGGATATGATGCCGTTGACTTATAGAGAATTCCCATTTAACGTGCTTGCGCTGACAACGGATTCAAAACCTGAAAACCCTCAAATCGAACGAGTAGTAATGGGAGACATTATTGGCTACGCTTTTAAAAATCAGTATGTTGGTTCTGATACGCGAAGAGGGACGCTTAATTCTACTGAAAGTTATCGGAACCGTTCAATCGCGCATTTTGTATTTGATTTTGCGACTAACGCTGCAAATGGTACGTTTTCATCGGTTATTTGGTATTCCGATGTTGGGTCATCGTCTATAACAGCCCAAAGATATTACCAAAAAAATTATGAGTGGTATGTTGATTTAAATGGAAAAAATGGATTAGCAAGTTTAGGAGGTGCGCGGGGTGGGATGTGTTTTGATGGATCAAGCTTTTGGTCCATGGAAACACTGGATAGTGGAGTGAAAAAAATAGTGGAGTTGTTAATCACCCCTGGTCAAAAAGGAAATGTGGCATCATTTACATTGGGGAGAGTTTGGGATCATCCTTCTTACTTGGGTTCAAGTGATGTAGCCTACGATATGACATATGACTCAGATTACATTTATTACGTAGTAAACACTGGAAGTTACAACACAATACATCGGGTCAAAAAGTCAGATGGAACAAGAAGCACTATCACACTTTCGGGATTTAGGTATTTATATGGAGTTGAGAGAGTAGGAGCATATTTCTATGTATTAGGACAGTCAGCCACGCAAGTAAATGGACAATACCCATTACGATGGGCAAAGTATGACAGTAATTTCAATGTTATTGAAGCAAAAAACATCTTTGATACTAGCGTCGTAGCGTATGGGATGGCGTACAATCAACAGAAAAATGAAATAGCTGTTCGTACAAGCATCGGTTTGTTTATTTTTGATACGCAAATGAATAGAACATCGTATGCCATTGACCAGCCAAGTTCAATGGGATCATATCCTGGTATAGCTGTTAAAGATGGTGAATATTTCATCCGTTCAGATAATACCATTTTCATGGTTGAATTAGGCTCGTTAGGAGCAAGAAACCTTCTTCCAACACCTGTGACAAAGACAAGCACAAACACAATGAAAGTGACGTATGATTTTATGTTTGTATAGGAGGGCGGACATGGAACGATTTGACATCATTTACAAAATCGGCGCGGCTACGCTTGGGGCTGTGGTTGGGTATTTGTTTGGAGAGTCAACAGGACTGTTGCTCGTGTTGTTTTGGATGGTCATCATTGATTATGTGAGCGGATTAGCAGCTGGCTACACAGAAAAAACTTTATCCAGCAAGATCGGGTTCAAAGGGATCATCAAGAAGGTCATGATTTTTGTCATGGTTGCACTGGCTCATTTGGTCGATAGCGCTCTTGGAACGAAAAATATGTTCCGAGATGCGACTATCGTTTTTTATATGGCTAATGAGTTGTTAAGTATCTTTGAAAATGCGGGAAGAATGGGAGTGCCAGTTCCGGAACGACTTACACAGGCGGTGGAAGTATTGAAAGGAAAAAGCAAGGAGGCGGAGAAAAAATGAAGATCGTTTTAGACGCCGGTCATGGCGGCCACGATCCCGGTGCTGTTGCAAACGGACTGAAGGAGAAAGATCTGACACTCGCTATCGTAAAACATATCGGCAAGATGCTCGGGGAGTATGAAGGGGCGGAAGTACACTACACACGGACGGATGACCGTTTTCTTGAACTTTCCGAACGTGCGGCGATTGCAAATAAATTGAAAGCTGATTTACTCATTTCTGTTCACATTAACGCTGGCGGGGGAACCGGATTCGAAAGTTACATCTATAACGGTAACGTCAGCCCGGCGACGATCGCTTATCAAAACGTGATTCACCAGGAGCTCATGAAAGCAATCGGCAATGTGACTGACCGCGGCAAGAAACGCGCGAACTATGCCGTATTGCGTGAAACGAACATGCCAGCGATTCTCACGGAAAACTTGTTTATTGATAACGCTAATGACGCAGCAAAATTGAAATCCGAACAGTTCCTGCAACAAGTCGCATACGGCCACGTGCAAGGAATTGTCAAAGCTTTCGGTCTCAAGAAAAAAGTGAACTCCCAACCGGAACAAAAACCGTCTGACGGAAAATTGTATCGCGTCCAAGTCGGGGCGTTCATTGACAGGAAAAACGCCGAACGACTGGCGGAGGAGTTGAAGAAAAAAGGGTATCCATCCTTTGTTGTAGACTAACCAAAAAAGAGCCTACTCGTTGGGAGTAGGCTCTAATCCTCAAACACCTCATTCATCAACTCTTCGATCTCTTTTCGAAGTTTTTCTGTTTCTTTTTTATCAATGGTCACCTCAATAATAACAACATCTCCTACGTCAGCCTCTTTAGGAAAAATATCCTTCGGAAAGTCAAGAGTTTTTCTACCGATCTCAACTACTGCAATATCGCCTTCAAAACGATCGACGATTCCTTGGACTTTTCTTTTCATTTATCGTCTCTCCGTTTTCACCGAAAGTGTTGAACCATTACTTGTGAACACAATCGTCCCTTTTTGATCAGTTCTATAGACAGTAACTTTCGCGGCTTTGAGGCGATTAAGTACCTCTTTTGTTGGATGACCGTATGAGTTTTTCCCAACAGAGATTACTGCATATTTTGGTTTAACAGCGTTCAAGAAAGCAGTACTTGTAGAAGTTTTAGCCCCATGATGGCCAACCTTAAGAACATCCGCTTTCAAAGGCTGTTTAGCTTTTATCATGTCAGATTCAGCTTTAAATTCAGCATCCCCAGTAAACAAGAAGGTATTTTTCCCGTAAGTCAATCGTAAGACAGCACTCCAGTCATTTGTATCACTTTTGCTATATGTTTTTACTGGCCCGACAAACTTAGCTGTTACTCCTTTAATTGGAAGGGTAACGTTTGCTTGTGCTGTTTTGATCGTTAGTTTTTCATTCTTTACTGCAATGAGAAAATCCTTATACGCTTGGGAAGTATGGCTTACTTTTGGAGCATACACACTTTTTACCGGAAAAGCCTTAAGAACTTCGTCAAGTCCGCCGATGTGGTCAGCGTCTGGATGAGTCGCGATCATGATTTCGATGTCTTTTACCTTTTGCTTTTTAAGATAGGCGACGATATCGCTGCCATCTTTATTTCCCCCGTCAATGAGAATGTCCTCACCATTTGGTGCCTTGATATAAATACTATCTCCCTGTCCTACATTGATAAAGTGAACATACAGTGTTTTGGTGGCGGCATTAGATATTGAACTGGTTGGAACGATCATAAAAGTTAAAGCGACAATGACGGAAAGTAGAACTTTTAATTGCCTCATACAAATTCCCCCCCTTTTTGATACAAGAAAATTATACATATATTTACATTGGAAAGGAAGGAGGAAATTGACTTGATGAAGTATTTATAAGATGAGTTATTATCTTGAAAGGAGAAATGACATGTTCCCGATCATCGGCCGTCTGCGCTGCCCCATCTGTTCAGAGCCGGTTCGACCGGACGAAAAAGTGTTCATAGACATCATCAATACCATTATGCACCAAAAATGCTACTACAAGTTCCCGCAACGCCGTCTTCCCATAAAGGATGAAGGCTCATTTCAAAAAATGCTTCTGAAGCATCCTTTCTTTCATCGAGCAGATGATGAGGAATAACGAAAAAAGGTGAATCGCTCTACCAAACAATCCGAGCTTACCCGTTTTGGGTAGGCTCTTTTTTTATCCATATCTCTCCGATTGGCCGCTTCAATTCCGTACAAATCGCATAAGTAACATCGAACGACGGAAGCTGTTTATCATTGACAATCGCACTTAGGGTGCCAGGATTAATATTGATCCGTTTTGCGAATTCCCCGTGTTTAATACCTTCTTCAGCCAAAATCACCTTTAACCTGCATTTATACCCTGTCTGACTCATCGAATCCCCTCCGGTTTTTCATTTCGCCATGAAGTCGTTCCGATCCTCCCGTAAAGGATAAGCTCTATCAGAATTTTTTTCGATGGACAAGATAAAAGGACAATCAGGGCCACATAGGCTAATAACACGAAAGCCCCACGGTAGCAAAACTGCCCCTACACTGTATTAGACGTCCTGGCATCACTTTTTCAACATGATTCTGAAAGTGTTGCATGTTCGCTCCGAACACTTTCGCTACACTTTATCCCTAGTGCACTTGTACAGGCAGAAAGGCTTATGCGACAAGGAAGTCAGCGTGTGTTAAGGAGCGAAGCGACGAGGCGGAAAGAAGGGGGAGCGCGAGGGGGAAGAAAACCACAAACAAAAGAGGTGATAGGAGTGCTTTTCAGACGGCAGCCGGAAACCATCCCGTTTCGAGATTTTATTTACGGAAAACAGACAGCTGGAAAACGGGCGAAGACAGGAGTAGTTGTCCCGGCGTTGTTCCCGGTCATTACTCCGGAGAACTTATTTCCTATCCACGATCACGACTTTTCGTTATTAATGATAGGGGTTGGATCAATTACACTGGCAGCCTTTTTAGAAAGAGGATTGGTTATGATAGGAATGACCGATATGGCTGAAAAAGTCGCCGGTTGTGGCCGCATTGTATTTCCGATTGCAGTTTACGGCGCTGTGTTGTGGCTATTTTTCAGTCTGGGAGGGCTTTGATGTGATAAAAGAATGGCTGCAGAAACAACGCGCAAAATCCCAACTACGGAAAGCGTTCCAGGCGGCTGGGTTGTATGTGGCATATAAAAGCGGTGATAAGGAAATGAAAGTATTTCCAAAGGTCCATAGCGTTAGGATCGGAGATGATCAGACGGAATATGTGTTCACTCTTATCAATGGAATGGACCCGAAGGAAGTAAAGAAAAAGGAATACGTGTTCCAGCAAGTCTTTGGTCGAAATACAGAAGTCAAAGGCGATTTAAAAAAGTTTGTATTGACGGTTCACAAAAACGGGTTGCCGAAAAAAGTGAAATATCGTTATTCGGAAATATATCCGCTAATAAAAGGGCTTTTACTACCGATTGTTTGTGGAAAGGATAGGCATGGTAAATGGCTCGTTTACGATGCTGTTAATAATCCCAATTGTTTGCTGTTTGGGCAGCCTGGTTCTGGCAAGAGTTCCATGCTTCACAATATTCTTGTGACGCTGATCCAATACTATACTGCCGACGAGCTTCATCTGTATTTGGGGGATTTGAAAATGTCGGAGTTCGGGATATACGAAGGAGTTGATCATGTTAAAAGTCTTTGCTTCCAAGCGAATGAACTTGGTCCAGCACTTGAATATCTCAAAAAGAAAGAACTCAAAAAGCGTGGGGAACTGTTAAAGAAATATCGTGTCCGACATATTAGCAAAGTACCGAAAAGTGAACGCCCGCCTTTTATCGTTGTGTGTGTTGATGAATTTGTGATGATTAAAGACGATGAAATAATGACGAACTTACTGCAAATTGCATCACTGGGTCGTGCTTGCGGAATTTTCGTTATCTTATCAATGCAACGCCCTTCACATACGATTCTAAACACGGATGTTAGAGCAGTCTTATCTGTCCGCATGGGCTTTCGTACAGTTGATTTACGCAATGCAATGATCGGTGAAACGCCTGGCAGCGAAAAGATCAGCCTTGATACTCCAGGTAGGTTCTTGCTGCGCTTAGACGACTTGATTGAATTACAGGCTCCACACGTTACGGAAGACATAGCCGAAAAGATACTCAAAAAATACAAATCTGATGGTTGGAAAAATCATTCGTTCATTGTTACGCAGGTGCTTGAAAATAAAATGCAGGGCAGTGAAGAGGAGTTAGATCGGGACAAAATTTTAGGGGTGTTGGACGGTGCTGACAAAGCGAGATAAAGCCATTATTGCCGATCTAAGGCGATTCCGCGTGATGAGTCGAGACGACATCGCCGATATCCATTTCAAAGGGCTAAAGAGACCACAGGAAAGCGCCAATAATGTCCTATTGCGGTTGGTTCGCGACGGTCACATACAGCGATCCACGGCATTTGTTCCGTACGTGTATTTTTGTTCCGACAGCAACATCAAAAAGAACTCGCAAAAAATCCCGCACTACCTCGAGATTGTCAAGGTGTACAGGGAAATTATTTCAATCGGACCGGTCGAGCAGTTTATCGTCGAGCCGAAATATCGGAAGGGGCTGGCCGAACCGGACGCATTTTTTATTTATCAGCGAACGCCGTTTTTTCTTGAATGCCAGCGCACTTTCTATAGCGAAAAAATGATTGAGGAAAAACTGAACCGATATGTCGCGCTGTACGAGAAGGGATTGATCGCCGATGAGCCTTGGCAGCCGTCCGGGAAAGTAGTATTTCCATATATTTTGATCATATCAGATACAAGGTACGCTCTAAATCGGCAGTATCCTTTCCGAGTGTTCCAGGCACCATCGTTTTTGAGTTTTCTGCGGTCGTTGAAACAGCCGCAGCAGTTCCAGCAGTCATCCTACTCTGACATAAAAGTGACCGGCGCGCGATTGAAACTCCGGGATCAATGAGGAGGGGAAACTGTGATGGATAAATTAATAGTAAAACTGCTTGTTCTACATGCTTTTATAGCCGATCAGCGGAACGAATATGCTAAAATGGAAACAGAAGATGTTGTGGAGCAGGCTTTTGCAGAGGGAATCGTCGCAGCGTGCGAGTTTTTCGAAGAGGCGCTTGAAGAAATGTGGAATGAAAGCGTTGTTTGAAAACAACGGAAGAAGAAAAGAAGGCGGAGTGATGACTCCGCCTTTGTGACCACGTGACCACATTTTGACCACATATTTAATAAAAATCTATGATTTTTTATTAGATTTTGCAGGCGGAGAAGCTTTAAAATCGGCTTAAAATCAATGATTTATGGACATACGAATAATTTGATATAAATCAATAGATGATGGGCGGCATGATGTAATCATCGCCTCCAATCCTTTGGAACACTGGGGTTCTCCCCGGTGTTCTTTTTGTTTTGACCACATTTTGACCACAAAAATCACAAATTTTTGATGAAGTTGCTCATAAGCTCGCTAAATTTCTGCGAAGCTCTTTCTTCCAAATCTTTTGTTAGATGCGCATAAATGTTCATGGTTGTTTCGATATCTGCATGGCCGAGGCGCTGCTGGATTTCTTTGATTCCCACTCCTGCTTCAATAAGTAAACTAGTATGAGTGTGCCGAAGGGAGTGAGGTGTTACATGTTTATGAATGTTTGCGATTCTCAGTAGTCGCTTCATTCTGATTTCAATTTTTTTAGGCACTTCAGGGAATCCACTTGGCCGCGCAAACACGAAACCCAGATCGTGATATAACTCTCCCATTCGCAATTTGATTTCATTTTGCTCAGCTTTGTGCTTCTTTAGAAGTGAAATGATGTTTGGATCGACTTTGATGGTTCGAATGGATCCCTGTGTTTTAGGGGGCAGTAATTGATAATATCTTTCGTTGTTTCTAGGGCTGTACAACGTTTTTGTAATCGCAATGGTATGTTCTTTAAAGTTAATATCCTTCCACTGAAGGGCCAGTAATTCACCTAGCCGCATACCAGTGTATGCCAAGGTTGAAAACACGACATAATCCATAGCCAGCCCGTGTTCTTGGGCTGTTTTCAAAAAGAGGGCTAACTCATGCTTTTCTAAAAATTTCATGTCTTTATTGCCGCTTTCAATGTCCTCCACTGTTTTTTTCTGCTTAGGCACCTTGGCGTATTCCGTAGGATTAGAGTTTATCAATTCCAATTCCATCGCTTTTTTAAAAATCATTCTCCCTGTTGTATGAATTCCGTCTAGGGTGTTGTCAGCATATCCTTTTTTCTTGAGATCCAAGAGCATGTCTTGATACATTTTTCGTGTAACATCCTTTAGCTTCAAGTTGCCGAAGTAACGCATCAAGTGCCCCAGTTCATGTTTCCTGGCGCGAATGGTGCTTATTTTTGCGGTCTCGCTGTATATTGCTAACCATTCTTGTGCGAAATCCTTGAATAGTATATTCGTGTCCTTCACGTAGCCTCCGTTATTTATTTCGTCGTACAATTTGGCCGCAGCCAACTGCGCTTCTTTTTTCGTCTTAAAGCCTCGACGTGTCGTCGTTTTCCGTTTCCCGGTCGCCGGATCGATGCCGACATCCATTTTAAACATCCATTTCTCGCCGTCTTTAGTTTTATACTTTTGGAACGAAGCCAATGTTATCGCTCCTTCTCGTCTAAGTTTTCGATGATGATTTTCTGACCGTTTTCTAAAACGCCAATGAGTTTGCCATCCTCTACGGTGATTCGTGAAAATACAGGAATACTGGCCATTGAGCAGCTGTTTGTTTTCTTTTTCTTCTTTTTACGATAGTCGTCCAGGCGAATAATCAATTGGATCACCTCCTTTTTGTGGGAATGTATGTTTGGTTTTGTGATTAAAACAAATTACAGATTGCGCTGAGTGTTCCGCGCAGGCTAAAAAAAGGGCAACAATCGCGTTGCTCTTTTAAATTTTTAACTCCCTCTTCAAATGAACCACCTCTTTAGGTATGCCATAGGTTGCCGCAACCTCATAAATGGTCGCATCGGTACTACGATATGTATAAAGCACCTCATCCGACAGAAGCAATTCCACGGCAAACTCATTCGCTTCCCTTTCCACTTTGTCCATACAGAAAAGTGTGTTTTTTCGCAAAAATGAAGTGCTAAGTTCGGGATGCAAAACCGCATGCCCCAGCTCGTGCGCGCAAACGAAGCGTTGCGTTGGCTCGTCCAACTCTGAATTGATATGAATGATCTGAATCCGACGGAACGTATGATGATACCCGTATATCCCGCCCAGCGGCTCAAACAACAGCACAATGCCTTTCTGTGATGCGATCTCAAAGGGGTTGTTCGTGCCGTGCTTTCGGATCATCTTCTCTACAATTTGTTTGATCTTTTCAGCCATAGCGAACCCCCTGGAGATGGTTATTCTTTTCGATATTTCTTCGGCGTGAATTTTTGCTTTGCGATGCGCTTGGCGAGGCGGAGAGAGTTTTCCAAAGATGCGATCAGCAGTTCCCGATCCTCTTCATCGAGTTCGTCGATGTCCACTCCGCCGAATGCAGCAAATCCACTTCCTGTCTTGAGTCCATTGATGATCTTTTCCAGCTCCTTTTGGATGTCGCGCTCGTCTTTCTCGGTGAGGGCGGGGAGCTTGGTGTCGGTGGGTTGGGTATTATCCCGTCCTAATAGGTAGTCAATACTTACATCCAATGCATCAGCCAAAGCTTTTAAAGTATCCATGTCTGGTGTTCTATTTCCACTCTCATATCCCGAAATTGATACTTTAGTAACATTAACCTTTCGTCCCAGTTCTTCTTGTGTTAAACCTTTTGCTTTTCTTAACATTCTTAGTCTTTGAGGGAAACTCATTTGTAAACCTCCCGTTAATTTAATAACTCTACAGATATTATAAGTTAACAAAAAGCTAACGTAAATCTTGTTAACAAATTAGAAATTTTTTATTGACAGTTAACTATAAGTTAATCTATAATGTAGTTAACAAGAGGTTAACTTAAGAAAGGAGGAAACGGGTTGAACAAAAGGAGAGAAAAATTAATTAGCACAAGAAAAAAAGAAGGGATGACGTTACAGGAAGTGGCAGATAAAGTAGGGATCAGCAAGCCATATTATTGGCAGATTGAACAAGGAAAAAGAGGGCTTTCATATGAAATGGCTGTAAAGATTGCTCGTGTTTTTAACAAAAGACCAGACGATATTTTTTTGGTCGGGGAGTTAACTTATGAGGAACAAAAGGAGGGAGTTAAATGAACCAATTACAGATTTTTAATCATCCGATGTTCGGCGATGTTCGATTCGTCGAAATTAACAACAATCCACACGCCGTTGGTAATGATGTTGCAAAAGCATTGGGGTACAGCCGGCCGCACGAAGCAATTTCAAGTCACTGCAGGGGGCGGTAACTTACCGCATCCTTACTAATGGAGGAGAGCAAACGGTGAAAGTTATCCCAGAAGGGGATATATACCGCTTGATCATTAAGGCGGCTGATCAGAGCAAAAATCCGGAAATCAGACAAAAGGCGGAGGAATTTGAAAAGTGGATATTTGAAGTAGTCCTCCCAACCATCCGTCGAACCGGCGGCTACGTCGCGAACGAGGACATGTTCATCAATACGTATCTTCCGTTCGCGGACGAACAAACGAAAATGATGTTCCGCGGCATGTTGGAAACGGTGCGGCGACAAAACGAACAGATCGCGGCGATGAAGCCGAAAGTGGAGTATTTCGATGCGCTGGTTGACCGGAACTTGCTGACGAATTTCCGCGACACGGCGAAAGAACTGAAAATCAAGGAACGGTACTTCATCAACTGGCTTTTGGAGAACAAATTTGTGTATCGCGATCAGAAAGGGAAGCTCAAGCCATACGCGGCGTATGTTCCCGAGCTATTCGAGCTGAAAGAGTGGGAGCGAAACGGCAAGGCAGACGTGCAGACGCTCATCACGCCGAAAGGGCGAGAGACGTTCCGGTTATTGCTGAAGAAAGAAACGGCGTGAAAAAGGGGGGAGTGATATGAAAAAGAGGCCACCGAAAAATCGGCAGCCGAAAGGAATGACGGATGGTAAGCATCTTGATATTTGATTTTGCGAACCATGTTTATTTTAGCTGAACTGCTTTTAATGGTGAAATCGATAAATTGTGTTAGTCCTACACTTGGTCTAGTAGCGGTAGTCATTGCACTCACCTCCCTTCCCTGGTCACTATTCGACAAGAAGGGAGGAAATTCCTACGAAAAAGGAAGGGAAGTCGTCGTGCAAATGGTGGTGCAGGTTCCCGACATTGATAAATACGTGAAGGATCTCGTCCGCCAAGCGTATGAGTTGGGGGTGGAGGAAGGGCGAAAGAGATATAGCTATCCTCCAGTCCTAACTAGGAAAGACTTGGCAGAAATCTTCCAGGTCCAGCTTTCCACGGTAAGCAATTTAACCGATATTCCAGGCTTTCCAAAGCTCACGCACATTCGCGCCCGATATCCTCGCGATCAGGTGTTTCGCTGGATTGAAGAAAATTCGACCTATTTGGATCAAGTGGCGCCTAATCGAAAAATTGGGAGAAGGAGTGAATGATGATGCAAATCAAAAACATCTCGCTCAATGAGTTGCCCAGCGGCGTCAGAAAAGTAGCAGATCGGGCGATAGCGGAATGGAAAGTCAGAAATGTTTTTCGAGTCACTGAATTGGATTTCGGTGATGGCCGGGTGTACTACGAGATCAGCGCGATCAGTGACAGCTTCATTCTTGAGCTGAGTGTCAGCGAACTGGGAGTTGAACACGTCAACCGCATCGGAGTGGATACGGTTCGCGACGCGATCAAAGCGCATCCAGAACGCTTCGGTCTCGAGTGAAGGAGGTGAAATGATGTTTTTGCAAAACAGAGAAACATTTTGCAAAAAACGATATAAGCAGTTGCTACGAGAGGAGATCTTTTTAATCGGCTTGGCGGAAGTAATTGAAGCCAGCGGGGATATAGCGGGAGCTAAACAGGTTTGGTCGCGTGTGTGGAAAACTCGCGAAGCGAGAAAGAGTTTGTGCGGCCGGATGCCGGTATGATGATCAAAGTTCGCGATTGGTTGCAGATGTCTTGGGAAGAACGTTTTTGGTTGCTTGAAAACGAAGCCTACCGGCAGTGGAAAAACAGAAAACGGTTCTGCTTGGACAACAGAACCGTTCGACCATGAAAGAGGTCGGTGAAAATTTATCTTGCTAATTCCATTTTATCTCACCGACCTCCAAAACACAAGGGAGGTAATCACTGATGAATCTTGATCGATTTGCTTACGGG